CATTAAAATGGCAATATCATTTAATCAGCAGAAAGGTTCTGCTCAAAAAACCTCAATCAGCACTTTACAATACCGAGATGGTGACAATAGTATGCGTATAGTTGGCGATATTCTCGCTCGCTATGTGTACTGGGTAAAGGGCGAAAACGACAAAAACATTCCTCTAGAGTGTCTGTCTTTTGACCGTAATACGGAAACCTTCAACAACAAAGAAAAGGATTGGGTTCGTGAGTACTATCCCGACCTTAGATGTGGTTGGAGTTATGCAACACAATGCATTGACAATGGAGAAGTAAAAGTTGTCAATCTTAAGAAAAAGCTCTGGGAGCAGATTATAACTGCTGCAGAGGACTTAGGCGACCCCACTGATACAGAAACTGGTTGGGAGATTAAGTTTAAGAGAGTAAAAACTGGGCCTCTTCCCTATAATGTAGAGTATCAGTTACAGCCTCTTAAATGCAAGCCTAGTGCTCTTTCAGAAGAAGATGCTGCACTTGTAGCTGAACTTAAGTCTATGGATGACGTTATGCCTCGTCCAACTCCTGATGCTCAAAAAGAGCTTCTTGATCGTATTCGACAAGAAAGTCCTTCCGAGATTGATGAGACCCTTGAAGATGAGTTCAAAGTAGCGTGATTCTGTTTACAGCAGACTGGCACCTAAAACTGGGACAGAAAAATGTCCCAGTTCAGTGGGCAAAAGAAAGATATGAGTCTTTCTTTACACAAATCACGGAACAAGAGGAAGAGTGTAGCTTACACATAATTGGAGGCGATCTTTTTGATCGTCTTCCAACTATGGAAGAACTAGAATTGTACTTTTCTTTTATAAGGCAAGTAGGTATACCTACTATAATTTATGACGGAAATCACGAAGCTACTAAAAAGAATAAAACTTTCTTTACTCAATTAAAACAAGTAAGCAAAGACATAAACCCTTTTATTCATATAACGGATACTTCGTATGTAGATAAGGATAGGGGTTTTAGTATATTACCATACGCAGACTTACATAAAAAAGGTAGTATAGAAGCTCTTAATACTAACTGGCCTGTATTTACTCATGTAAGAGGTGAGATTCCTCCTCATGTAAAGCCAGAAGTAGAATTAGATAGATTTGAAGACTTTCCTATAGTTTTTGCAGGAGACCTTCATGCACATAGTAATACACAAAGAAACATTGTGTATCCTGGAAGTCCTATGACTACTTCTTTTCATAGAAATGCGGTAGAAACCGGATACCTAATAATAGATGATAGAGATTGGACATGGGAATGGTTTAAGTTTGATCTACCTCAGTTATTAAGAAAAACTGTTAGTAGTCCAGAAGATATGTTACCTAGTGTATGGGATCATACAATTTATGAGCTAGAAGGTGATATACAAGACCTTTCTAAAGTAAAAAATTCAGAATTATTAGATAAGAAAGTTGTTAAACGAAGTAGTGAAGCAACTCTAGTTTTAGATAAAGAAATGACTATAAGTGAAGAACTTACTGAATATTTACAGTACATTCTTGAGCTACCAATGGAAAAAATATCTAGCATTTTAGGAACGTACAATGATTACGCTAAAACGACTGCAGTGGAATAACTGTTTTAGTTATGGTTCTGATAATGAGTTAGTGTTAGATGATACTACAGTAACTCAAATTATTGGAACAAACGGAACAGGAAAATCCTCCATTCCTCTTATTATAGAGGAAGCTCTTTATAATAAGAACTCGAAAGGAATTAAAAAAGCTGATATACCAAATAGGTATGTTGGCAAAGGTTATAACATAACACTTAACTTTACAAAAGATAGTGATGACTATGTAGTAAGTATTGATAGAAAGACAAGTATAAAAGTAAAGCTAGAGAAAAACGGAGAAGATATATCTAGTCATACTGCTACAAATACATATAAAACTATTCAAGATACTATTGGAGTAGATTTTAAAACTTTTTCTCAGTTAGTTTATCAAAGTACGAATGCAAGTTTGCAGTTTCTTACTGCCACGGATACAAATAGAAAAAAGTTTTTAATTGACTTATTACATCTTGAACACTATGTAGAGTTATTTGATATTTTTAAAGAAGCATCGAGAGTCTCTTCTTTAGAAATTAACAGTATACAAGCAAAGCTTGATACAATAGAAAAATGGTTGACAGATAACAAATTGAGGGATACTAACATACTTCCTATGTTAGATTTACCAATTTCTTCGGATGAAGATGAGAAGCAGTTCCGTCATCTTACAAAAGAAATTGAAAATATTTCGGAGAAAAATAAAAAAATCTCAAAAAATAATCAATTAAAGGTCTTACTAGATCAAATTGATTTACAAGAGGCACAAAATTGTTCTATATCTGAAAAACAGTCATATGACTCTTTGCAGGCAAACATAGGTACACACACTCAAGTCTCAGCGGGGTCTCAACGCCTTATAGAGAAGTTGAATAAATTAGGAGATGTTTGCCCTACTTGTGAGCAGGAGGTAGATTCGACGTTTAAATATGCCCTTCTTGCTGTAGAGACAAGAAAAGTTACAAACGCGGAGAAAGAAATTGAACGCATTTCAAAAGAAATTGGACGAATTAAGAATGACAATAAAAAGTTTGAGCAAGCCCAAAAGCTTGAAGCAGATTGGAGAGACTTGTATCGCAGTATTGACCAGTCTCTTCCAGCGAATCCTTTGGACAAGCAGGAGCTTGAGGAAAGGTTGGCAAGCATTCGAACTGAGTTACTTCAACGAAAAGAGCAGCTGGAAAGCACAGCAGCAGAAAATCAGAAGAGAACGAAGCATAACACGAGAATAGTAGTAATTCAAGAGCAGACAGATGCCTTTCTGAAAGAATTAGTAGAGTTTCAAAATACTCTTGCAAAACAAGAAAGCCTGATGTCCAATCTTGATATACTGAAGAAGTCTTTCAGTACAAACGGACTACTTGCCTACAAGATTGAAAACCTTGTAAAAGAGTTAGAAGAATTGGCGAACACCTATCTAGCGGAGCTTTCCGATGGAAGGTTTACTCTTGAATTTGTAGTATCTAATGATAAGTTAAATGTGCAAGTAGAAGATGATGGCAAAATTGTAGATATTCTCGCACTTTCTTCAGGAGAGTTAGCAAGAGTAAATACCGCTACTTTGATAGCTATTCGTAAGCTAATGAGTAGTATTTCCAAGTCTCGACTTAATATACTTTTCTTAGATGAAGTTATTGCAGTATTGGACGATGCAGGACGTGAGAAACTTGTAGAAGTTCTACTGAACGAAGATTTAAATACTTATATAGTTTCTCACGGATGGACTCATCCCCTACTTGATAAAAAAGAAGTAGTAAAGGAAGAGAATATAAGCAGATTGGAATGAGACGTATAGGTGGTTGATAGTAGAGCAAAAGGAGCAAGAGGAGAGTATCTAGTACGAGATTTACTTCGAGAGAGTACAAACCTTCAATTTGAGCGTGTACCCATGTCAGGAGCTTTAGAGTACCTGAAGGGAGACTTATACGTTCCAAATGAGAAAAATTATTTCTGTATTGAAGTGAAGAACTACGAGAAGTCTCCTCTGTCTGATAAGTTATTTTCCGCCCCAAAAACTAATAATTTAATACGTTGGTGGACAAAACTCAAAGGACAAGCAAAAGGAGGTAATCAAGAACCTCTTTTGTTTTTTAAGTATAATCGCTCCCCGATATTTGTAGTAACAGAGATAGTACCAAAAGAGTCTGAATATATGTACATATCTAAATTAACATGTTTTGTATGTTTAGCAGAAGAATGGTTGGAAAAAGAAGAGGTGGAATTTATAAATGGCATTTAGTTTTAATTCACAAGCAAAAGAAGGAACGCTTATAGTTGATGCCTTGAACTTAGCGTTTCGATGGAAACATCAAGGCAGATCAGACTTTCGATATGAGTATGAAAAGACAGTACAAAGTCTAGCGGACTCTTACAAATGTAAAGATATAATAATTACCGCAGACGGAGGGTCTTCTACTTATAGAAAAAATATTGATCCAAATTATAAGCAAAATAGAAAGGATAAGTACGCTACACAAACGGAAGAAGAAAAAATTGCGTTTGAAGAGTTTTTTGATGAGTATCAGTGTACTTTAGATACTGTAAAGTGGCCTATTCTTAGGTTTGACGGTGTAGAAGCCGATGACGTTGCGGCACACTTAGTAAAAGAAAAAGAAAAGTACGGATTTAAAAATATATGGTTAATTTCTAGTGACCGAGACTGGGATTTACTTATACAAGAAGGTGTAAGTAGGTTTTCTTATGTCAATAGAAAAGAAGTAACTATAGATAACTGGAAAGAACACTACGAAGTGGCTCCCTGTGAATACATTTCTTTAAAGTGCCTTACTGGAGATAAAGGAGACAATGTCCCTGGAATATCTGGAATTGGGCCAAAGAGAGCTTTAGGACTTATACGAGAGTACGGAAGTGCTTTTAATATCTATGATGCAGCTCCTATACCAGGCACATATAAGTATATCCAGTCCTTAAATGAGAATTACGAACAAATAATTAAAAATTATGAACTTATGGATCTAATTAGTTATTGTGATGAAGCTATTGGCAGTAATAATATAGCAGAGATTGAGGAGAAGCTTGCGTGTTAATTGATTATAAAAGAGATAACTATCTGTCAGAATTTAGTCACAAAACTTTAGGTGATAGATACTTAATTAAAGGGGAAACTTCTCCCCAAGATGCTTTTGCGCGTGCAGCTCAAGCTTTTTCGGATAATGAAGATCATGCCCAGAGGTTATATGATTACGCTAGTAAACTTTGGTTTATGTTTTCTACTCCTATACTTTCTAATGGAGGGACCACTAGAGGCCTTCCTATTAGTTGTTTCCTTAACTATGTGGAAGATAGCAGAGAGGGAATCACATCCCATTATACGGAAAACGCTTTTCTTTCTAGTGTGGGTGGAGGTGTTGGTGGTTCTTGGAGCTCTATTCGGTCTGTAGGTTCAAAAACGTCAAATGGCTCTGAAAGTACAGGAGTCATCCCATTCATGAAAGTTGTCGACTCAGAGATGTTGGCATTTTCGCAAGGAGTAACAAGGAGAGGTAGCTATGCTGCGTATTTGGATATATCTCACCCAGAAATCGAAGAGTTCCTGGATGTTAGAAAGCCCACAGGGGGTGATGTTAATAGA